TCACAAGCAGTACAAGAATGTAAGGCTTACATAAAACAAAGAATAGACAATGGAATTAATACTTAGTATATTAGGCGCTGCCGCTATAGGACACTTAGCCGCTGACTTCTTCTCACGATATGAGTGGATGCCAGACAAACCGATGAAATGCAATATGTGCATAACCTTTTGGTTAAATTGCGTACCTTTTATATTACTATATGGATGGCGTGGTGTTTTATACACTGCGTTGGCCTCTATTGTATCTGAATTATACTTAAGACAATTACTATGACACAAGAAGATTATCAATGGCTAGAAGCCAACCCGTTAGTCCTACAAAACATCAGACTAACACAGGAACAGAACCGTAGAGTGTTTAACATCTATAACTCAATAACAGGTGAGAACAAGCCTCCGACCTCTTGTGGTCGTTGTGTTCAAACCGTAAAAAACAGATTAAAATTCGAATATGAAAAGCAAAGAAATAAAAATTGATGGTATTACCTATAAGGTAAGTGCTACCACAGACAGAGGTGTCAAAGACGCCGAACGCATGTTAAAGAAGTCACTGAAACAAACTAAAAAACAAGACAACACAAATGGACCAGAAACCGAAGAGGGGCAACCCGAACCTATATAAAGGTATGCCGTCATTAAACCCTAATGGCAGACCTAAGGGCGCAATGAACAAGACTACTGAAAATATTAGAAAGGCGTATCAGCAATTGACTGAAGACAACCTAGATAATATGACCGCATGGCTTGCACAGATAGCCGCTGACGATCCGAAGCAGGCTATGGAGATGATGATCAAGTTATCAGAGTATGTAATACCTAAGTTGGCTCGTCAAGAGATAACAGGTAATGATGGAGCAGATCTATTCTCAAATGTTAAATTTGACTTTGGACCTGATGTTAACTCAGACGAAAGAGATCAAGAAACAGAGGCTTAATGAGATACACAGGTTTTACACCACATCCTAAACAGAGAGACATGGTCAATGGCATTATTACATCAGATGCTAAGTACCATGTTGCCTGTGTAGGTAGACAGTTTGGTAAGTCTATGATGGCGATGAACCTCGTACTCTATTGGGCTATTAACTCAGGACCATGTAAAATCTTGTGGGTTAGTCCCGTGTACTCACAGACCTCTAAGGTACAGAAGGAACTGATGTCAGCCATAGGAGCTTCAGGTATTGTCAAGTCTTGTAACTATAGTGAAAACTATATCTCACTCAAGAATGGCTCAGAGATCTTATTCAGATCAGCGGAGAAGTATGATAACATTAGAGGACTTACGATGGATTATGGTGTACTCGATGAGGCAGCCTTTATGAAAGAGGATGCATGGCGAGAGGCTATTAAACCAGTATTTCTTGTAAGAGGTAAGAAGGTACTCTTTATCTCTACACCTAAGGGTAAAACATGGTTCTATGAGTTATATCAGTTGGCCAACGCACACGACTACCCACAGTACCAGGGCTACACAGGCACATCTTATGATACACCTTATATAGATACATCGGAAATAGAAGAAGCTAAGAAGACGCTACCTAAGAATGTGTTTGATCAAGAGTATCTTGCAAGGTTCATAGATACTGGTGGTGAAGTGTTCTCAAACTTAGACGAGTGCACAGTTGACAAGTGGCCTCAAGCACGTGGCAAGATCTTCTGTGGTATTGACCTTGCAAAACAAGAGGATTACACTGTGGCTACCTTTATGGACTCAGATGGTAAGGTAGTAGAGATCTATAGAGCCAATGCTCAAGAGTGGTCTACAATGACACGTGACATCTTACAGTTAATTAGAAAACATCAAGCCACGGTTTATATAGAGGTTAACTCCATCGGCGATGTTATCTATGAGATGATAGCCAAAGAGTGGCAAGACACACATCCATTCCAAACTACATCAAAGTCTAAAACAGAAATCATAGAAGGCTTAATACTAGATGTTAATGAAGCCAGTATACAGATACCATCCAAGGGGCTCTGGCCTTACCTCTATGACGAGTTATCAGTCTTTACGTATGAATATAATCCTAAGACTCGAAGTATCAAATACGGACACCCAAGTGGTTTCCATGATGATACTGTAATTGCACTAGCCTTAGCTAATTATGCACGTAAACAAGGCAAGTCTTATGGTACTTACGCTATCATGGGTAAAAGGTAAATTCAAATTCAAACTAATTTATATTTCTTAGTATATGAGCATCAAGATTAATATTAACGAAAAACAATACAAGATCCCAGATCGTCTGACTGTTGACCAATATCACAAGGCAATACAGTTTGACTGGTCTGATACTAAGTACTATCCAATGATAGTGTCACAATTAACTGGAGCTCCTATAAAACAATTAATGCTAGCCGATCAAGATGCTATGTTATTAGCGATTGGCTTTATGGTTAAGGCGATGAATGATAGAACTGAGTGTAAAATGTTAGACTTAGACCACATTACGTTTGGCCAATTTATAGATCTAGATGTTTACCTTACAGGTGGCTTAGATCAAAACTTTAAGTCTATTATAGACATCATAGCACCCAAAGCCGTACACGCAGACGAGGCTATGTGGGCTGTAGATAAATATGCTGACTTTAGAACATACACATACAGACAGTACTCTGCGCTCTTTGGTATAAACGACAGAGCAACACAAGAGGAATTAGAAGATGAGATACCTAAAACAAAAGACGCATCCGCTAGAGCATGGTATAAAATCATAGTTGGTTTAGCTAACGGCGATGTACTTAAAATAGACGAGATCACAGATCAACCTCTTAGAAAAATGCTTAACTTTATGGCTCTACAGAAAGAGCAACAGTTAGAAGAAAACCAACGTAAATTAAAAGAAAGAAGACAATATGACTTATCAAGGAATCGTAGATAATTTTAGAGCTATATGTGATGCACATGAGATAATCAAAGAATTTGGTTATGGTGCTATCTCAGATATTAAGACCATGAATGTGGACGCGAGCATTAATGTCTTTGGTAGTCCTGAGTATGCAGAATCACAGACGCTCTACCCTTATGTGTACTTAGTACCAGGGCAATCTACTAGAACATCACAAATGATTACTTATAGATTTAATATGATTGTGATGGACACTGTCTTAGATAATGGTTTAGAAGTAATTGGATCGTCTAATCAACAAGATCAAAGAGATCCACCTTATGGTACTACTCTAGAGGTCCAGTCTTCATGTCAACAATATGTCGATGATATTTTAGCACAACTTAGATTAGCTCATGATGGTGGCTCATTAAGAAACCCACTGTTAGATGCACAATTATCTGTTAACCTAACACCATTTAAAGAGAGGTTCCAAGATACTGTTGCAGGTATGACGGCTACGATAGAACTCGAAGTTGCTGCACCGCTTAATCTGTGTATAGCGCCAATTAAAGATCAATTACCCCTATTACTTGACACCATTAGTGTGGGCAATGTAGACAACTTCGACTACAATTATGGACAGATCAATACATGGGATATACCTAAAGCTACTGCAACATATAGAATGGAATGGAATTTTAGGGTTAGTCAGAATGTACCGCTAGTAAGTCTAGATCCAAGTCCATATCAAAACCCAGGGTTTACTATTTTTGAAGACAGTCAACCAACCGAACCAGGTAAATACTTAGCGTCGAACACATGGGTGAGTAATGAGACCGAAGAAACAACACTAAGAGGTCAAGTAGAATTTACTACAAGAGATGATGACCCTGATGATAGACGCGTCTTCTTTGGCTTTGGTTATCTAGGTGCTACTTACCCTAATGGTGATCCAATAACCGGCCCAATATCAAATGCAATTAACACACGAGGTGGTTCAATTAGAATATACAAAGTTTACTAATGACAACAGACGAATTTGAATCAGCGTTAGAAGGTTTCGGAGAAACTCTAGGCAATCTTAGCCCTCTCTTATTTGAGATAGGTGGTCGTATTGTTGATGAGATGAAAGCCAATGCTCCTTATGATACAGGTGACTTAAAGTCTAGTATCAAGGCAGTGATTGATGAAGACTCACTCTCGTTTCAAATGTTAGCTTATGGTCTATTCCAAAACTTTGGTGTTAAACCAGATTACAATACTAAAAACACACCTAAACCATTTAACTCTCGATTCGGAGGTATTACAAATCCAACAGAGGTACCATTTGGCGTAGATCCACAACCGCTCTCAGGAAAGTTCTATAAATATAAAACAAGAGCATATGGCCTACCAGCTCGTAAGTTTTTTGATGTAGATGATATAGCTACGATCATAGCAGATGGAGTAGCACAACAACTAACAACAGATTTTTAACTATGGCAATTAACGTAATACAAACACCAAATGCAATTTCAGTAGCGGGTAGCTTCGAACCATTCGATATGGCTTATGGAGCTAATCCAGTTACTCTAGATAACTTATCAGTAAATGCTGACAAATATGCACTTAGAGTCTTAGCTCTTGGTAATCCAACACCTCTTGCAGATATTAGACAAACACCTAACAGACAAGGTCGTGCTATCTTTGATATTCAAAATATCTTACAAGCTTATGTAGGTCCACAAGTAAATACCATTGATAGTCTACATTACTCAGCCACTGGGTTTACTGCACAGAACACTCGTATGGCGCTTGCTGGTCAAACCTTATTAGAATATCAGTTACAGTACGCTGAAGAGTCTGGCGGTGTCGTGGGCGCGTATACGACAATACCTACTATCTTTACAGTTATTGCAGGTTCAAAACAGTATTACCAAGTACCATTTAACACAGATCCTTACAGACCTGAAATAGAAGGTGGTGATGAAGCTAATCCATGTAGTATTATAGAGAGAGCAGCGGGACCTCTTTCAGATAACAACTGGACTATAGCCGATACAGAAACTGGAGATAATATACTAACAGTTAATGGAGGTTATCCTTCACCAGGAGGTATTGATGTGCATAATGTGTATATGGATGATCAGTGTACTAAGACATTCTATCAAGAAGTTGAAATAGGTAATCCAGCACCAATGCCACAAGTAAATGGTATTGAAGCATTCTATGTATTACAATGTAGTTATACAGGTGCTATTGGCACCACATCAATTATAGCTAATACACAGGGTAACGGTGGAGGACCTAACTTAGCAATAGGAGCAGGTACAGCCATTAGTGGACCATTCCAAACTATTACAGTTGCAACAGGACCTGCAAATTTACTTGTTAACAATCTCTTGTCTACTACTACACACTACTATATAGTGCCAGTAGTTTATAGCCCAGTAGCATGTTCACCAGATGGTCAACAACAAACACCCTTAATGAACGCAGCTGCATGGAGAATACAGAGATATAACATTGCACATAATAAAATTTGGAGTGGTAATGGTGCTCTTATAGGTATAGAACAGTTAGATGCTAAGTGTAATGACTATGCACATATACAATTTGCATGGCAAAACTCATTAGGTTATAGAGATCAGTTTACATTTACTAAAAAGGTAAATCATAATACTCTAACTAAAAATAACAATTTCCTTAAAGGTGCTGCTGACTACAATGGTACTAGTTATACAGTAGATGCTGAAGACAGAGGTTTTACTACATATTCACAAAATATAAAGAATGACTTTATAGTGCAATCAGACTATATGAATGATGCTGAAGCAGAGTTACTCAAACACTTGTATCAATCTGCTGAGGTTAAAGTTCGTTTTGCAGAAGGACCATACGCTAATCAGTGGGTTCCTGTAATTATTACTAAAACTAGTTACAACGAAAAGACGTATAGAAAAGACAAACTGTTTCAATACACTGTTTCATTTAAATTAGCCAGTAACACTAAATCAATGAGAGGATAATATGATTCAAATTAAAGTATACCCAAATACAGGTGCTAGTAATGATACTTCACTCTTCTTAGATCTGTATGAGACACAACCTATTAAGTTAACACTTAGTATAGAAGATATAACTAGTGCTGATGCTACTTCAGTGTTCTCTCGTACGTTTAAAGTACCTGGAACTAGAACTAATAACATCTTCTTTAAGAATGCGTTTGAGATAGACGGTACTGACTTTGACATTACTGTAAAGAAACCAGCAGAGATCTTAGTAGATGGTTCTGAGTTTAAAACAGGTCATGTTAGATTACAAAAGATATTCGCTAATGAAGATCTAGATAAGTTTGATTACGAATTACTATTCTTAGGAGAAACAAGAGACTTCTCATCAGCCATTGGTGAATTGACTATGTGTCAGTTATCTCTTACAGATTTCAATTGGGATGGTTTACCTGTTAGTTATACAAATGCTGGAGATTTCGCAGGTGCACCAGGAGCTGCTCAAGTAGAACAGAGTTGGGGAGCATGGGATGGAATAAATGGTACATCGATCAGTGGTCTAGCTGATGGTGATCTTTTATTTCCACTAATTGACCACGGTGCAGTATATGATAATGAGGGTGACTTAATTGCACCAACTGTTACTCTTGGTAGTAATGGTCAAGATCAATCATTTAACCATTCAGCAAATGCTCTTAGTCCACAGAGACTTAAGCCTATGATTAGAGGTAAGAGACTTTGGGATCAAATCTTTGAGAATGCTGGTTATACATACGAATCTAATTTCTTAGGTAATGAGCAATTCAGACATATGTACTTAAGTGCATTTGGTAATAATGAAAATGCATCATTAGATGTAGAACAAGCAGTAGCACAAATATTTGAAGTATTCGATTCGGGTAACACTGGTAACAACGATGTAAACTCTTTCTTATACATGCCTAATATTGTATTTGGAGATCC